TTCTTTATACAACATGTTTTTCATGTCAATATTTGTTATTCCCTGAAATATATCAGTAGTTGTAAACCATGCAAACAACACTAAGTTCATAACTAAGTCGTCATGGTTCGGCGCTTGCGCTTCAAAAGAATTACCTCTAGCAACAAACGTGCACATCTCTTCAATTGTATTAGCATCTACAATGTGAAGCTTTTTTTGTCCAATTAAATCTTTAAACGTAGAACACCCAATCCTTTTAACACGTCTTGTCATTGTGGCTCCGATCGCATTAGCCTTAACCTGCGATTCAACAAACATGTTTTCATATTCTAAATCATAATATAAACCATTACAGACCACCGCTCCCTGGTCATTAGATTCTACTATAATATACGCTTCGTTATATAGCTTAGCATATTTGTAGCACATATCGGGTAATAACATTGGTGATATATTATTATCTCTAAATACACAAACCTGTTTAAATGGGTTTACAGAAGTATCTATTACAGTAAATGTGCTGTAATCTTGACCACGTCCTTTAGATACATCAACAGTCATGACATATTGGTGATCTTCAATAGCTTTTTCGTAAATATATAAATTTTCGTTCCATGTCATAGGACGTAAAGACTTTTGACCAAGTAAATCACTCGCATCAATTAAAGTATTTCCTCTTCCGTGGAAATTATTGCCAAATTCTTGGTCAAACTGCAGCTCTGAAGTGTTTGATATTGTCTCAGCTTTCCACTTATCATCTCGTCCTGGAACATCCCACCAATCAACTCTAAAAGCTTTATACTCATTCGTATATGTAGTAGCACCTTCCCAAATCCTGTGAAACACATTGCCAATACCGTTCGCCGTAGAAGTAATAATAACCTTAGTATCTTTACCTGACGAAACCACTGGATATGTTGAAGTATAAAATTGCGCGTCGTTTTCTACAAACGCAAACTCATCTAAGAACAATAAGTTAATAGACAAACCACGAATAGAACTGCCAGACGTAGCAGATGCAATTATCTTAGAGTTATTGCTAAATTCAATAGAGCCTTTATTTAGTGCTTTACATCCAGGCTGTAAGAAGAATGGCAAATTTTCTAACATAAGAGTAATACGAGCTAGCATTTCTCTAGCGGTAGCTCCTTTGTTTGCTAATATCGCGATCGTCTTTTCAGGATGAAAACACGCATACCATAAAAGATACGCCACTGCAGAAATCGATTTACCAGACTGTCTACAAGCCAAAACTACTGAAAACCGATTATCATTAAAATGATTAAACATGTTTTTCTGATATGGATACAAATTAAACGGAACTAAACCATCGTCCAAAGATATGACCTTTAAATAGTTAATAGCAAAATAACCAGGATCCATCATACATTGTCTGTATTCCTTGATCTCATCTTCACTAAATTGACTCTCTACTCCATCCTTTTTTACATTAGGATTTCCTAGATAGCCTTCATGTTCATTCTTCGGGCGTGGCATCTATAATCTTCTTATCTTTATTTTCTTTGTCGTGCTTCATAAACAATCTTTGCAAATCTGTAGTACTTCCTACAAATAAATTATTGTTTGTTACTTCTTTCTTACCCTTGTTTTCGTCGTTAAGGTCTCTATTGCTTTTTTGTAAATCCATAAGCTTATCGGTTACGTCACCAATATCTTTAATTGCTTTAGACAATACTTCAAAAGCCCTAGGATGTTCTGATTCCCTTGCAAGTTCCGCAAGTACGTCAAGAGATCTCACACCAGTTTCAATGAGATCTTTATATGTTTTTCTAGAAAATTCATAATCATCTTTGACCTCTTTTTGTGTAGTGGTCAATTCAGTTTTTTTGACTTTTTTCTCAGGCAAGTTCTTATTCAGGCTTTCCTGCATTTTTTCTAATTTATCCATAATGTACCTATGTTATACTTACAGTAACAGTATAGTTATCATCCTCATCTGCACTGCCAGGCGAAATAGTAAAATCCATATTCTCTAATATGTTTGCGCCACCCGGATCTGCATTAAAGTCTAAGTTAATTTCTCTAATAACGCCTTGATCTGCTGTCGGCCCAAAGTACTTCATTTTCATTACAAAGTCAAATTGGTATATTAATGCTCTACGAGTTTGAAAATCACCCTCGTAATCATCTTGTATAGTAACAGCGTTTAATATAATAGGAACATCCTGCTTATAATCAAAACCAGACACTGGGTTAATTGTTACTGTGTATTCGGGCTGAAAATACGGAAGTATTTGTTCCATGATCTGCAAACCGTCATCTTGATTCTTAGCCATAGCAAATAGCGACATATTAATATTATATGCTACGGCTTGTTTAATTGTTTTCTTTTTAGTAGAATCAGTCGCGTGATTTTCTACTATTTGATTTCTCTTTGCCAACTTCTGGGTGGAATCAATATCCATAGAAGTTATTTCAAATCCCATTCTAGGCAACTTAATGGCCATTGTCGCATCCTGGCCAGTCGGCGTATCTAGCCTAGATAAGAATTTTTGTTTAGGTCCGTACGCTAAAGGAACTTTGATCTGGTTTAATACATTACCAGAACCGTCCTGCCTAATAACGCTAATGTTATTAAATATAGTACCAAATAAAGCTACTGCTTTTCGTGTTGTTGCGTGGTAAAAGTGATTTCCAAACATTAGTATGTCTCCGACGCGTCGCCAAACGGATTAGTTTCGGTAAAGTCTAAGAATCCATCAGCTTCTACTTCAAATGCATAGTTTTCAGCTTGATCGTCACTCGGGAAAGCTTCAGCATCAGCAACATTATTAATATCAATAATATGGCATGTAATATTAGACTTAGATCCGACAATGCCTAATGCATTAGATACCAAAAAGTCTTTCGCATCAGTGCTTCCAGCCACTCCGATATTAGATACAGAAATTTGAGTTGCAATATCTGAAAGCTTTGTTACTGTTTGTATTTCGCCATAAACGCTTACTGCTGGATTTGTGCTAATAACCTGTGTAACAGTTTCACCTTGTATAAAGTGATTATTGTTAGAAGTGGAAACTTTCATACCAACCTGATATGACTGTTGACCTTGAACAACATCAATTGCATCAACACCCGTTTCAAAGTCTTCTTCATTATATTCAAACAGGCTACACTGCATTTTATAAACAGGAAGATTGGATAATTGATAAAACGGCTGTTCATCTTCAACAAAAGATATTTCAAAGAATGAATTAGACATTGGTAGAAATATTAAATCACCTTCTTGAGGCTTATTAGAGTCTACTGCATTGTTCCATATACCTACGAGATTTTGCCACTGCCTTCTAGAAATTACAAAAGTTGCTTCGTCTCTAATTTCTAAGCCAAATTTTTGATACAGATCGCCGGCACCTTCAAATCCATCGGTGTTTTCAATATAAGCTTCTATGAGATAAGCATCGTCAAATTTAGATGCTCTATCTTCGCCTAGTATGTCGTCTCTAGATACTAAAGTCCTAGGAATGTAATATACGTCCTGGCCGAAAATTTTAAGAGATTCAATAATTAAATCTTCATATAAATTTTGTTCTGACTTTACTGCCTGAGAGAAATATACACTTCGTGGCATATTTTACCCCGTATAGAAGTCAACTGGTTGTTCCCAGTTTAATCTGACTTCTTCATTTAATTTTTCTATTTCTTCCTTAGCATCTTCTAATATTTGTCGTCCGTTAAAAGTAACGCCACCAGGCATTACCATTCCCTCAAATTTAGAAAGATTCACACCCCACTGCATTTTGATTAATGCAGTAAGATAACGTTTTAAGAAGTAGTCATTATAGACATCTGTATAAGTATTTGGATCTAGTATTCTATAACACTCAATAATAAGATATTCGTCAGCTATAACTTCAACCGACCAATCCATATCAACGCGCAGTTGATTTTTATGTCTGTCAAAGCTAATATGTTTTTCGTCCGAATCTACTAGTAAATCTAACATTGATAGCCATTGCTGAGCCATCTCGTATTCTACTAGAGATCCCATATAGCCAAGTGAATACATATCATTCAAATGCATTTGGTATTGTACATCAAACATGCCGCTTCCTAATCCATCTCTAATCGGAAAAACTTGAACGACATCCGTTACTAAATCTGGTATAGTAATATATCCGTTAGTAATATCAGTTTGCGTTACCTGATGTTTTAAAAATACTTTTTCGATAGAATCGGCGTGATAGTGCTGATAAAACTGTAAAGCCTCATCAACTCTATCTTCAACCTGATCGTCGTCAACATTTATTTCAACTACAGGAGCGCCTAAAGCTCTCAAGCAATAGTCGATTAATGTTTGTCTCGAATTAGGTTTAGCCATTTCTTAGTCCTCTATTCAGCCCAAGGCAAATCAGGTTCTGTAACGGGTGTTACAATAGCATCGATTTGTTGTTGAATTACACCATTAACGTGTACTTCATAATCGTCAACAACAACGCCTTGAATCCAACCTAGTACATCAGCTTCGGTTAAGTCAGCAAACGCTACAAATGGATCTGCATCCACCGAAGTAAATGGAGTAGCTCCACTGAATGAACCTACGTTTCCATCATCGTCTGTGCCAGTTTTTTTCCAATAAGTTTGGATTACAGCATCAGCATTATCGCCTTCTGCCTTAGTTTTTAGGGAAGTTACTTCCCAAGTATATGTGATTGCCATTTTATTCTCCTAATAAATTGCGCATGAGGTTAATTCCTCTATATCTATTTATAACTATTTATTCTTTAGTTGTTCTTTTAAATCGTCAACTTCAGCTTTTAGATCTTTAACAGCTTCAATTAAATATCCTACTAAGTTTCCATAAGCTACAGATTTAGTTCCTATTTCATCCTCTGCAGTTTGTACAAGTTCAGGCGCTATTTTTTCTAATTCTTGTGCTATCACACCGCTTCCTTTAGTACCTTCTTTCTCAAAGCTAACGCCTCTCATATCATAAACCTTTGAGCCATCTAGTGTTTCAATATTCTCTTTCAGTCTTTCGTCTGAGTAGGCTGTTACGTTACCAGCAAAGGTTCCATCTCCTGTATTGTTAATATGAAACTTTGTTGTATAGGTATCATTAGCATAATTAGTATCTTGGCTACCAACAGATATCTCAAATGCATGATTTACATTTTCCTGTGCCGCTAATCTCCAATTATAGTGGTTACCGGTCGTACCGAAATAAAGTTCTGGTGAACCGTTATTAATAGCAACATCACCGGCAAATTTTGCAGCATTCATATTAGAAGTACTTTCAGGCTGTAAATAATATGTGGTATCACCATTAAGATACATAGCTCCATTTGTAGCCTTTCGAAGATCCCAACTTGCCCAGACTCCATCTAAGAAACCATAGTTACTTCCATCGCCATATAACTGGAATCTAAATTGATCAGAGCCGTTTCTGACAAGCAAGCCAGATGCAGCACCAGTAGCATGTGTTCTAATTTCTGTGTTACTACTATTGTTTCTTCTTAGAATATGAGATTCAGAGTTATCTGCTCCAACCTCAATTCTTCTACAGCCAGAAATAATGTTATTATTCATGACTATCTGGCCATATAACCAGTTTGTTCCATTAGAATAAATACCACTTGGATGCCAGGAAGCTTCTCCAGTTCCGCCTACGTTACCATTTCCTTGATAACCATAAGCTTGCATTCTACCGTGTGTTTTTAAAGTTTTTCCACCAGTACTATTAAAATCTGTTGTTGGGCTTTTAGTAAATACTGATGAGCTCGTACTTTGTGTTACAGCCCAATCACCCGTATAGTCAATAGCACCAACATAAAAATCATCTGCTCCTGATACACTTGATACACGAACCGTTCCATAAGACCAGCTAGAAGTAGGAGATCCAATGACCATAACTCTTTTATTTACTGACCCATTATTTCTCCAACCAAAGTAGATTGGTTTGTCCATATCACCAATAACTTTTACACCAACGTTATGCCACATCTGCGTACCTGTATTACCATTAGCGCCTGAGTTCCAGTTATGTCCACCTACGATAATCTTAGTAGCATTTTTAGCACTGTACTCATATACATCAACTTCAAAGTATAACATATCATAGTTAGACAGTGTACCTGGTAAATCAATAACAATCTGGCCAGTAGTCGTACCACTTCCAGACCATGCTGCGGCTGCTCCAGGAATTACTCTTTTAGGATGCGTTAAGTGTCCTAATCCTAAGTTACCTTCAGGGCCTACATGAATAGTACCTCTCATAACAAGGGAATTATTGTTTGTTGATAGATCCATCATATACTGAGTATCATTTCTATCATAAAATGCATCTGCGTCGACACTACCTACTACTTTTAAAGCAGAGAAGAACACATTTTTATAATTATCACCAGAGTAACTACCCCATCTCTGCATTCCAGACCAAGCACCTGTACCTATTGTTTCTGATAAATACAGGGGAACACCACCGCCGTGATCGTGCTTATGGAATTTATGAGCCCAAGTATTATTGTTATAATTTGAGCCACCATATCTCATGATGAGACCTACTGTACTCGAGTTAGCACCACCTGTGTTTTCAGCTCCAACCTTTACACTAATTGAATCAAGGAACGAAGTACTGGCAGGGTTTAAATAATATGAACTACTATCAATATCATAAAAAGCCTTAGCATATAAGTTATTGATAACGCGAACATTTGTATCGCCTTTACCAACTGACATAATTTCGTTTGTAGTTACGTATGGTGAATCAGAGAAAAATCTTGTACCACCATAATTTGCATTACCACCAATTTCTACACCGGTATGCCATGCAACAGCAAGCCTAGAGTGTGTACTTAATCCGTTTGAATACGAGCCTTTTAGACCCAGCATATAATAGCCGTTGTTATCGCTTCTTTGACCCCAGCTTATTCCAGTTGGATTATCGCTATCTGACACACTTGCAGGGTCGCTACTAGTATCAGCTAAATTTAAATGTCTTGTTCTTCCAGAGCCGGAACCCTTTTTAAATAGGAAAGTGCCACCTTGATCGTCATATCTATCTGTCTGTAGATCACCACTAGCAATAGTCAAATTACCGGTATTAGTTGTGCCACCATCTTTATCTAATTTAAATCTTGTAGTAGCACTTGTTCGTAATTCAAGATGGTGATTTGTTGATGTACCAAATCTTGCTGAATCAACACCGGTATGAACATGCCACTCAGATTTTATAGAGTCGGCATCTTGACTAACTTCTATTTTGGAATGAACACTATCAGTTAGATTTAATCTCGCACCCCAACCACCATCGTTTGTTATATTATTACCATCACCAATAGTTACATGTTGTCTAAATTTGGCCGAAATAGCTGTATCGCCAGGTTGTACATAATAAGCAGTATCGCCACTATCATATAATATAGGAGTTCTAACGTTATCTGAAAAAAACCAATTTCTATCAGCATACATTTGACCATTATTATCTGGATGAATTTGGAATATAGTACTACCGTTTTGGGCATACATTCGCATTCCACCTTCCCATCCGTTGGAGTGCGATTTAATAGTGAATCTTTCAGTGGCCTCTTTGACCATTTCA